ATTTTGCGAAGGTAAAATTAATGATGGTGATTATTTTCTGTATACAGATGCTTGGAATCCTACTGTTATTCAGCTCAAATACATGGCAAGCCTACTTAATACAGATGTTATTATCGGCGGCATGTGGCATGCAGGTAGTTATGATCCACAAGATTTTCTCGGCAGACTAATTGGTGATGCTGATTGGGTGCGAAATGCTGAACAATCTATGTATGATTGTTATGACGACAACTTCTTTGCAACACAGTTTCATGTAGACTTGTTTACATGTGCTTTCAATATTGATGATGCGAAAAATCATATCGTTGGTTGGCCTATGGAATACTTGCATAACAGTCTTGCATCGTATAAAGGAATGGATAAGAGAGATCTTATCCTATTTCCGCATCGTATTGCTCCAGAGAAACAGGTTGAAATATTTAGAGATCTTAAAACACAACTTCCACAATATGATTTTGTTATTTGTCAAGAACAAGAACTAAGTAAAAACGAATATCATAACTTACTAGGTGAAGCAAAACTAGTGTTTAGTGCTAATCTACAAGAAACACTGGGTATAAGTTGGTACGAAGGCGCACTTGTAGATGCTATTCCTATGGTACCAGATAGATTAAGTTATTCAGAAATGGCCCTGCCTGAATTTAAATATCCAAGTGATTGGTCTTTGGATTATGATTCTTATATGAATAATAGATCAAAAATTGTAAAACAAGTAGAAGAATATATAGAAAATTATGAAGACTTTCTTCCTAGCCTAAATAAACAAGTTACAAAGTTAAACAAAAACTTTTTCAGTGGTAAAAAATTATACAGGGTGATTGCAGATGGGGAATGATGATGACTATACATTTACATTAGACGAAAGTACTTATGATATCACTTTGACTACTAATAGCGATACAACATATACAGTACCAAGTCTATCAAGCGATGATTCAATATCTTTAAATATTGGTAGTACATGGTCGTCAGACGGCACTACTTACACTATTGGTAATAAAGATTTTGTTGATGCAATGCCTTCATTATGGAAAATTAAAGATATGTGTAAACATTATCCTGCATTAGAAAAAGCATATGAGAATTTTAAGACTGTATACACAATGGTAGAACAAGATTACAAAGGAAACCACGAAGATGATGAGGAGATTCCATTTTAATGTTACACACAATAGAAGAATTGATTAAACGAATAAATGTAATGCACGATAAGGCAATCGAACTACATCGATTGCGTAATCAATTTAGTGAAATAAGTGGCAAAGAATATGATAAGATTGCTTGTAAGGCACTATTAGATGATATTCAAAGCATGGCACACCTGATTGCAAATGATCGAGAAGGCACTGAAATTAGAACAGAAATGGACGAATGGAAGCCTAACAAGGAAACGGTAATTGTAACAGAGGATGATGGGTATCATGATTAAGAAAAAGATTTATAGTTGGAAAGACATCGAGACTATGTGTGTAAGTATAGTCAATCAAATGTATAAAGACAACTGGCGTCCTGATTACATTGTAGGTATTACACGAGGTGGCAATGTACCAGCAACAATTATTTCTAATATGACAGGTATACGTTGCGAAGCACTAAAAGTAAGTTTACGTGATGACCATCACGGCAGTGAAAGCAATTGTTGGATGAGTGAAAATGCATACGGTTATCCAGGAAGTGACACTGACGAAAATAAAAAAAATATACTTATTATAGATGACATTAATGACACAGGAGCAACATTCAATTGGATTAAAGAGGATTGGGAATCTAATTGTTTGCCGCATCATACAGATCATTGGAAAAGTATATGGGGAAATAATGTCCGCTTTGCTGTTCTTACAGATAATCTTGCAAGTGAGTTTGATCAATGTGTAAATTATTGTTGTGATACAGTTAACAAAGCAGAAGAAGATGTATGGTTAGTTTATCCATGGGAAAATGTTGGTGAGTATGCGTGATGATTTAATGGTCCAACAGCAGGTTGAAAATGTATGGCAACACATGGTAGGAGTCATATGTCTAAATCAAACAGGTAGAAAGCAAGTGAAAGCTGTTCTGCCTGAATTCTTTTCTAAATGGCCTACACATAAAGCATTATTACATGCTACTAAAAACCAAATAGAAGAAGTTATTGCTCCTCTAGGTATGCGTAGAGTAAGAGCAGAAAGACTGTATCGGATGAGTGAACAGTTTGAGGATTGGGATGGTGAAGACGCTACAGATCTTTACGGTATAGGTAAATACGGGTCTGATAGTTATGAACTATTCTATAAAAAGAAGGTTCCTGAAAATGTAGGGGATCACGAATTGCAAAGGTACATTAAGGAGGAATTTTATGGCTAAAGCAGGAGACTTAATTTTAGAAGCGGCAAGGAAGCAAGCAGAAGGAGAATTAGCAGTACACAGAGCAAATATTGAAGTGTATCGTGTTATGCCCGCAGGTATAGGCGAACATGCTGATATTACTGAAGCAGTTATAGCTGAACTAGATAAGATGGCGGCCGCTCAAGACCGCATCGATATGCTAAACAAGTATTTTGGTGATGACAAAACTGTTTTAAATGGTTGACAAAAACCTAAATATATCATATAATAATAACACTGATGAGACATCCTCGTCTATAACTCGGAGAATTGAATTGAGCAAAGTAAATGAAATAAAACAAAAACTAGAAGAAGCAGGCATTAGATATTGGGCTAATGATAATATTAGTTATGTTCTTCAAAAGGGTGATAAAGAAGCTCTTATTGAAGAAGCAGTGCCTGCTTTTGAAAATGTATTACAACATTTGTTGATTGATACAAAAACAGATCCTAATAGTATGGATACTGCAAGACGTATGGCTAAGATGTATATCAATGAGATTATGTCTGGTAGATATGATCCTATGCCTAATCCAAGTGCTTTCCCTAACTATATTGAAGATGGTTATGAAGGTATGCTTGTTGTAAGAAGTGAACTTACAAGTCTGTGTTCACATCATCACCAGACAGTCAAAGGTGTAGCATACATTGGTATAATTGCTGGCCCTAAATTACTAGGACTAAGCAAATATACACGTATCGCACAATGGTGTGCTATGCGAGGCACATTACAAGAAGAACTAAATGTTATGATTGCTAATGAAATACAAAAGCAAACAGGTAGTGAACACGTAGGTGTTTATGTACAAGCGACACATGGTTGTTGTGAGAACAGAGGCATCAGAGCAAAAAGTAGTTTAACGCAGACTACTGTTCTACGTGGTGCTTTTAAAAACGATCCAGCAACTAAGAAAGAGTTCATCGATAACGTTAAACTACAACAAGAATTTGCTTGCGGGAACTAAAAGTATGAAATTATGGAAAAAGAATGACACAAGACCATACTGGGAAGTAATGTCAGATGATGGCATGAATAAGTTTTTAAAGTTCTGTATTACTTGTATCTTTTTATGGATGGGATATCAAGTTGTAATTGCACTAATTGCGAGGTTTACATGAAACTTAGGTATTCAGAAGCATTTTATTCTGTACAAGGTGAAGGCAAGTTTGTAGGAGTACCAAGTGTATTTCTACGTACCTTCGGTTGTAACTTTCGTTGCATGAACTTTGGCACTGGTGAGAAAAAAGATCGTTGGACTTTGCACAAAGAAGGCAAACGATATAATGATGAAGTAAAAAATCTTATCGATAGCAAAGTTCATGAAACTACAAAAGAGTTTAATGACTTACCTATTGTACATACAGGTTGTGATACGTATGCAAGTATCTATCCAGAATTCAAACACTTCAACAAACTTGCAGAAGTAGATGAAGTAGTTGAACATCTGTTGTCGCTTACTCCAGAAGGCAAGTGGACAATGGATAATGGTCAAGATGTACACTTGATCATGACAGGTGGAGAGCCTTTGTTAGCGTGGCAAAAGCTCTACATTAATTTATTTGAACATCCACGCATGAGGGATTTGAAAAATGTTACATTTGAAACAAACACTACACAATCTTTACACGACGATTTCTTCAACTATCTCACAGATCAAGACAGATTTTCAGTCACGTGGTCTTGTTCCCCAAAACTTTCAGTTTCAGGAGAACCTTGGGAAACTGCAATTATGCCTCAGGTTGCTCGTGAGTATAGCCTTGTTGACGGTAGTGACATTTATCTTAAGTTTGTTGTCGCTACTAATGATGATTTTGATGAAGTTACGAGAGCTGTTCAAGAATATAAAGATGCCGGCATTGAATGTCCAGTCTATCTTATGCCTTTGGGCGGACGTTCGGAAGAGTATAACCTCAATGTTAAAGAAGTCGCCGAAGCATGTATGGAGCGAGGTTGGCGCTTCACACCAAGACTCCACATCAGCTTATTCGGAAATGCCTGGGGAACTTAATTTGGACGAAAAAGAACGTAAAAAGAAACTTGACAAAGCAATGAAAGCCCCTATCAACGAAGATAGAATTAGAAAGGCAGGCTGGTAATGGATTGGAATAAAATTAAAAAAGCAGTTGGAATACAGCCTAAAAAAGATAAGGTTGTAAAGACTTCTGAAGAACAAAGACGTGATATATTAGCGAAAGAAAAAGAACAAGCAACTAAAGAAGGAAAGCCTTGGGTAGGTGTTCTCGATACGCAAATTAATCCAGATGATATAAAGAACGGTTTCTTTGAACTCGATTGGAACAATGAATTTATAGAAGAACTAATTGATGCAGGATATCAAGGTGAAAAACCTGAAGATATTGTTGATGCTTGGTTTAAAACTATTGCAATGCAGATATTGGGCGAACAAGGACTTGACACAGCACGTGAAATGGGTTATATTAATGTAGTACCAATAGACAAAGGCAAGAGTTCAGTATCATGAGTACATACATATTAGTAGACACAGCAAATACATTCTTTCGTGCAAGACATGTAGTACGTGGCGATCTAGATACAAAGGTTGGCATGGCATTACATATTACACTTAACAGTGTTAAGAAAGCATGGAACGACTTTAATGCAGACCATGTTGTGTTTTGTTTAGAAGGTCGTAGCTGGCGTAAAGACTTTTATGAGCCTTACAAACGTAATAGACAAGAAACTCGTGACGCAATGACTCCTGCACAGCAAGAAGAAGATACTGTGTTTTGGGAAATCTTCGACGAGTTCAAAGACTTTATCGGTAGCAAAACAAATTGTACTATGATGCGACATCCTGTACTTGAGGCAGATGATCTAATTGCTGGCTGGATACAGGCACATCCTAATGACAATCATATTATTATTTCGACTGATGGTGACTTTGCACAACTAATTGCACCTAATGTAAAACAATACAATGGTGTAAGTAACACTATTATTACACACGAAGGTTACTTTGATGATAAGAAACGTCAGCCAGTAATTGATAAGAAAACAGGTGAACCTAAGCCTGCTCCAAATCCTGCATTTATGTTGTTTGAAAAGTGTATGCGTGGCGATACTAGCGACAATGTATTCTCTGCGTATCCAGGTGTACGTAAGAAAGGCACACGTAACAAAGTAGGCCTTATTGAAGCATTTGCTGACAAAGATACAAAAGGTTATAACTGGAATAACATGATGCTACAGCGTTGGGTAGATCACAATGGCGAAGAACATCGTGTACTAGATGATTACAATCGTAATGTTATATTGTGTGATTTATCTGCACAGCCTGGCGATATTCGTAGCATAATTAATGATGTAGTAGAAGAACATATGAAGCCGAAAGAAATAAGTCAAGTTGGTATGAGACTTATGAAATTCTGTGCAAAATGGGATATGCAACGTGTATCTGATAATGCCGCACAGTATGCTGAACCATTACAAGCGAGGTATCCTGCATGAATGCAAAAGAAATAGTAAAAAACAAATTTTGGATTGTACAAGAAAACGGAAAAAGTGTTGGTACAATTAGTTTTAATGATGAACAATATATGCTAAGTGATGCAACAGGAAGTAGATTTTTTACAGATACAAACGACCTTGAAAAAACATTAAACAGTCAAGTAAGTTGGCAAAGTTTAGAAATTAAAGAAACTACAACTGTAAATGAAGTGCATAACTATCCTACAAGTTGCACACCTTTTAACAGTTTGTATGATGTAAAAAGACGTTTACCTTTATTCACAAAAAGCGACAAAAGCAAAAGTTTATATTGTGCAGGCTATTACACAATAAAATTTGAAAAAGGTTGGGTGAAATCTTTTTGTCCTAAGCTAATAACACTCGAGCGATATGACTACAGAGGACCTTTTAAAACTGAATTAGAAATGAGAACGGAGTTATCACGTGTCAACGCAAAATGATCAAGTAAATACTGCTCCTATACAACAGTTTATATCACAAGTCAAAAGTGCAGATGCCGCAAGAGCAAGAGAAGTCAAATTAGATATTCAACAAGCAAAGAATCTTGCATTTACACTAGGTATTGTTATGACAAAACTTAATGGTAACCTTGAAGAAATACTAGCAAAAAAATATAGTAGAGAAGATGAAGTTGTCCAAATAAGCATGGACGGCGGAAATAGTTGGTAAAAAGAGATAAATATATGCGTAGTTAACTAAGGAACGCATATATGAGTAGACCAAAACCAACAGTTCTTTTAGAATATGTAGATAAAAAAACTTATAAAGCCGAACAGGTTTTACAAGCAGAAGCTATTTGGGCAGTGTTCTATGAAAATGCTCCATTTAACTTAAAAAGTTCTAATGTTCTAACAAGTTACCCTGGACCTAAATATAAAAAAACAAGTTTTTCTAATCCAGGACATGCACATAATTTAGCAAGCAAGTTAAACGATCTTTTTAGCACAGATAAATTTACAGTAGTAAAACTAACATCTGGCGAAACTGTAACAGAGCAATGAACTGGAAAGAAACTTATACTAAAGTATTTTTAAAACAAGCAGGCAAAAGTGCAAATGAATTGTCTGTAAAAGAGTACTTGCCATTATGGTGGCAGAATACACGATCAAAAGATACAGGCGGCCTACGTCTTACAGATACAGGCTATGACTTTATAAAAAATACATTAGATTTACAAACATATCAAATACCTTACCCCATTGATTTTGAGCTTACCACTAATACTTTAATTTGGATGGATAATTTCATAGACTGTCCTTACTATTTAGATCGCAAAGGTATAATCGTAACAAACGAAAAAAAGGCTATGGAATTGAGTCTTTTTAGCGGAGATGTACGTAAATACGGACTACAAAAAGCCTTAACAAGACAGAAAAAAGAATCCAAAAGTGGTTGACCTTTAGACTATACGGTGTTATAGTATATACATACTTAGAAATAAGTTATGGCACTGAAAAATTTAGAAGAGGAATACACAATGGAATCAACTGCACTTCGTACTGTTACTCCTAACGGAGCAAAGAAAAGCATCGCAAGAGCTTTTAAAAAGAAACGTCCTATCTTTTTATGGGGTCCTCCAGGTATTGGTAAATCCGATATCATTCACCAAATTGGTACTTCTATGGAAGCCCTTGTAATAGATATTAGATTGTCACTTTGGGAACCAACAGATATTAAAGGTATCCCTTATTATGCGGCAAATGATAATTGTATGATGTGGGCACCGCCGCAAGAACTGCCTACAGCTGAAATGGCTAAGAAACACAAATGGATTATTTTGTTCTTAGACGAAATGAATTCTGCGGCGCCGGCTGTACAGGCTGCCGCTTACCAACTTATTCTAAACCGTAAGGTAGGACAATATGTTCTTCCTGATAATGTATTAATTGTTGCCGCAGGTAACAGAGATGCTGACAAAGGTGTTACATACAGAATGCCTGCTCCGTTGGCTAACCGTTTTGTACACTTAGAGCTTCGTGTTGATTTTGATGACTGGTTTGCATGGGCAGTTGCACCACAAAACAACATTCACTCAGATGTTGTAGGTTATTTGACTTTTGCAAAGAAAGATTTGTATGACTTTGATCCGAAAAGTCCAAGTCGTTCTTTTGCTACACCGCGTTCTTGGTCATTTGTTTCAGAGCTACTTGAAGATGATGACGATGAACAAACCACTACAGATCTTGTAAGTGGTGCAGTAGGCGAAGGCCTTGCTGTTAAATTTATGGCTCACCGAAAGGTTGCGGCTACAATGCCTAACCCAACAGATATTCTTGATGGTAAGGTTAAAGAGATGAAGACAAAAGAAATCAGTGCCATGTATTCCTTAACTGTCTCACTCTGTTATGAACTGAAGGAGTCTTCAGACAAAGCCGATAAAAAGTTTGATGATAAAGTCAATAACTTTTTACGTTTTGCTATGGATAACTTCGATACTGAATTGGTTGTAATGGGTATTAAACTTGCTCTTACACAATATTCGCTTCCGATTGATCCAGATGAAGTGGAATGCTTTGATGAATTCCACGATAGATTCGGCAAGTATATAACAGCCGCCCAGCAGGCGTAGCCATGCAGAGTTGGACGATCTCTCCAAAACGTCCATTTTCTCTTGACATTTATAGTAAATATTGCTATAATGTACGTATTAACTTAGAAGGATGGCACTGATGAGTACAAAAGATACCGCAAGCAAACTTAAAAATTGGGCACCTGACCCAGATATTACACAAGAACAATTAG